CTGGAATGATGCCTTTCTTTTTCTGTGAAAACAAAAAACCGGCTTTAGATAAAGCGCAATCTTCTGTCTTTAAGAATTTAGCAAAGGCTGGCTTATCTAGTTCGAATAATTTACCCGATACATGTTGTATTGTTATCTTATTATCAGTGCTCCTCTCAATCTTACCGACTTTAGTTTCCGGTGAAGTATTAAGAGATATCATCACATTTGGATATAGAGAGTTTGCATCAAATGAAACAATATGGTTCTTAAACCCCGACTTAGGTTCCGCTACATACGCACCAGGATTTTTACCTGTATCAGCATTTCTAACAAATGTAGAAATAATTTCACCTCTATCACGGGCTCTAATACAAAGTGCGCCATTAATAACTTGAATTGTACCCATCGCTCCCTCAAGTGTAGTTAGACCCACATATGATAATTTACGGAGTAGGGGAAAGTATTGAAGTTTTTCTTCTAACCTAACAAGGAGATTAACGTCTTGAATGTTATAGTCAATAAACTTATCCCAATCTTCATCAGATAAAGTAGCGAGATTACTATCACCATAGTCAATCTTACGTTGACCTAGCTCTACTTCGCCAATAGCATCAAGTTTATATGATTCTCTTAATTTTAAGCAAAATCGTTTATACACATCTAAGTAGTCTAAACAGGCAACCCCTTCTATATAAAATCGCTTTTGCTCTCTACCAAATTGACCCCTAATAAGTCTAGAATATACTCTACCTAATGGAGATAACCTATTGACATAATCCTGGCCAAGTATGTGCTCTATTCGACCGACAATATAAGGAATATCAAAAAATTCTGAGTTCCAACCACTTAAAATATCCGGATAATCACTTTCAAGATACTCTAAAAATTTAATAAACATATCACGTTCATCTCTACAGTGAACATAATTTAAATCAGGCCGGCCTTTACCGTTATAAGGCTTAATTCCAAAAGTATGAAACTTTTTTGTAAAGTTATCGTAACATGTGATTACATTAACTACATGGTTCGGGTTATCTACATCCGGAAATGAATCAGGTGAATATGTCTCAATGTCAATTAAGCATACGCGCAATGGTTGTGTATTAAATTCCGGTTTCTCATTTTCCTGCCAATATAAATCTAATAAGAATTGTTGTTGAGGTGGAGCATTTTCAAATACACGCTTTATACCTGAGTCAGATAAAAATCTAGATCGATTAAATCTATTATTAAACTTTTTCTTTTTGACCTTTGTACCGTAAATAGAAGTTTTATCACCTCTATTATCTTCAATATAGAGATATGGCTCAAACGAACAGGTATGCATTATCCGCTTACCGTCTTCGTCCCAGGTAAATAGATTAATGCACTGATCTCTGTTGTTATAAACAACGTTTCGGTATGACATCTACATCTATTATAATAGTGTAGTTCCTAATTCCACTCTTTTAGGAATTTTCTTTCATCACTACCCCATGGTGTATTTAGTGCCTCTAAATGAGCTCCAATATTTTGATCTAGCTCTAAAATTCTCCTCTGGCCTATATCTCTAAGTTTAAATATATTTTGAAAATATTTATTTCGTTTTTTCCAATTCAAAACCCGTTCTATTTTATACTCAAATTCCTCTACTGTTTTAAATCTTAGTTGAGCAGGCGCTGTATTGTAAGTCTCCATATCTTGACATAAGCATGGTATACCTAAAGTACAAGCTTCAATAAATTTAATGTCGGATTTTGATTTATTGAAATCATTAACTTGTAGGGGCGCTACCATTAGCTGCGCATTAAGATTTGCAATAAAATAAGGGTACTTTAAAAGAGGAAGCCATTGATGAAATTCTATTTTTCCGGAAGATACTAAATCATGCAATGTAGGTGGAAAGGCTCCTACAAAAATCCACTGGTACTTGTCAACAGTGGCCCTTATAAAATCTCTTACCTGAGTTAAATCATCATTACCACCTGTTTTATTATCAACATCATAATGGGCTCCGGACCCAGTATATAAAATTCGTGGCTTTCTTTTATTATCCTCAAACGCCTGTCGCACTTTTTGTGGATTAAACAATTGCCCCATCCACCCATTAGGAACAAAATTAGGTATAACGGTAATTTTTTCTTGCCCAGTTTTTTCCTGATATAATCTTCTCATAAAGTCACAGGTTACTGTGACTTCGTCTACCATATTAATAATGTCAATGCAATTTTGCCTAATTTCTTCAGTGTCAAATGCAAATTTAAACTTGTTATAGTCTGGAATAACTTCTTTAAATACTACATCATCTACCTCATAAACAATTTTAAACCCATGTTCCTGCTGTACATTTTTTAAAAATTTTATAAATTCTTTTTGCTCGCTTGAAGCCTGGCGCTGCACTTTTACACACTTTACACCTGTATACCATCGCGGATCGGCGACCATAGCTGTTGTAGATTGTGACATTCCATCACCTCTAGCATTAATAACTGCTTCTGGCCATAATATTCTCCAATGCCCGCACCCAGAATAATCAGCTAAATAATTAACATATCTAGGCAAAGAGTGCTCTCTAGGAGTATCCCCCTGCGGGGTAGGTTGTTGCGGGGCTACTATCTGATTAGGAGCTGCATTAGGAAGGCCCGGAACCGGAGATACTAAAGGTTGTGGAAAGGGTGATGTACCAATCATGCGTATATATATAGTTTAAAAGTCTGTATAATCTACACGTCGTGTTATACCGTTTTCCTTTTCTAGAAATATAACATCACCAGTTACCGCTTTAACTGATTCTTTTCTATGTGAGATAACAATAGAGCATTCATCTAATTCTTCTACCCTATCTTGTAATATTTGTGTTATGAGCTCAATACCTTTTTCATCAAACGATGAATCAAATAGCTCATCATAAATTGCAATATTGTATTGCACCCCACCTTGAAGTCTTCTGATGTCAGAAAATGTAAACAGGCATGCTAGGTCAATTGATTTTCTTTCCGCTCCAGAAAAATTAAAATATGAACATACCTTATTTTTTTCATTTAAAATTTCTTCCTCGAAGTATTCGTTAAAGATACAAATAGAATTAGAATCTAGGCGCTTAAGGTAATGTAACAATTTGCTATTAAGTAGCTCCAGTAATTTATTTACAATATACGATTTAACTCCCTCTTCTGAGACAACATACTTAACAATATCTAATTTAGCTAATTGGTCTCTGTACTGCTTTACTTTCTTTTCTAATTTACTGACTCTCTTTTGTGTCTCTACTATAATAGCATCAAAATCAGTTTCTAATGATTGAATACCTTCAAGGTCAATTTTAAGCTCTTTTTGCCATTCATCTAGTTGCTTAATACGGGCTAAAATATTTTGTTTATTTTGTAGCTGTAATTTGGCATCTGATATTTTTTTATTGCTTTTTTGTATATTAACTTGTATCTTAGCTTTAATGTCTTTTGCTGCTTCTAGACTATTATGCGTATCTTTTATACAGCTTACCATTTCTTCAATTCTGGTTTTGAGAGCTAACTTTTCCTTTTCAATATATTCACTATCATGCTCTTCTATCGACCGTAGGCAAACAGGACATTGTTCATCACTAGTTCCAATTTTTTGGTAAGTTTCTTTTGTATAAGTTACATCAGCTTTTGCACTACTAATATCACTAAAATATTTGTTAATCTTTTCGTCGCAAGAAACTAGCTTGCTCTCATATAGAGATACTTTACCTTCTATAGCAGATACATCAACTTCTTGTACTTGGTTTAACTCTTTTTTGAGATCTTCCTTTTCTTTGGTATTATTTTTTTGACGTAATAGGTACTTTTCTTTTTTCTTTTTTCTTCCGTCGAGTACTCTGTCCTTTTGATCCTCATAATTAGTAAATGACTTTTGAATCTCCTGTAATTTAGTTAATTCAGTATCATGCTCACGTGAAATTTCGTTATATTCATTTCGCAGTGCTGTAAGCATAACACTAAAAACTTCCATTCCAAAAATATCTTCAATAAATTTACGTTTTTCAATTTTATTTTTGGCCATAAATGGAACAGCATTGTTTACTGTCATTATAACGCAATTCTGAAAAATAGAAGGGGAAGCACTAAGAACTTGACAAATATAAGCTGTAGTATTTTTAATGCTATCTCGAGTCCTATCCACCCCGTCTTTAAAAATTAAGACTTTTGAAGGTGACAGCGTGCGAATAATCTTATATTGATTTTTACCTTTAGGCGAATCAAGTTCAAAGTCTAATTCAACGTGTGTTTTACCGTTTGTGAGGTTATTAGGAATAAGGTCTTTTTTAAGCTCACGTAATGTTTCACCAAATATCGCAAAATAAATAGCGTCTGCTACAGTACTTTTACCAATAGCATTTCTTCTATCAGGCTTGTCTTTATTTGACCCCGTTATAACGTGTAATCCTTTAGTAAACTCCACAGTTACTGGCTCATCACCAATTGATAAAAAGTTTACTATAGATATTTTCTTAAAGTTTACTTTTTTCATATAAGCCAAGAGTATAATCAATTATCTCCTTTTTATTTTTAATTTCAAGCAGATTAACAAACTCTTCTACTGCTTGAGGAATGTCTATTCCTGATAAATCTTCTCTGTCATCTGTATTATCAATTAATCGGTTGAAATTTATATCATAATCCACCGTTAAAGACTCTGGTTTAAGCAGAGATAATTTTTGTAGTAGTACGTCCATATCATCTTGAGATATATTCATATCAACTTTTAATTTTACTATATTATTGGTAAGAAGGTGCTTTACATACGATGTAATATTACCTTCTTTTACTAGTTCGCTAAGTGAAATTTTTATATAATTAGGAGATACCGTGTTATGTGTAAATTCGTACTCCATATTATCTAAATTAAGAATATAATACCCCTTCGTATTACCTACATCTCCAAAGTCCATTTGAAAGGGATTACCTACATATAAAATAGTGCCCCTACCAAACTTTTTAAGGTGTCGAGTGTGAAAGTGGCCTGATATAATTAAGCTACTCTTTTTAAGTAGGTCTTTTACTTTTAGACCATCCTCACATACCTTATAAGAGTTCATCTTAAATGTTTCAATTTCAAAATGACCAAATAATATATCACTTTTTGGAATATCCTTAACATTAGTATTCCATGGACAAAAGGTAATAGTACGGTCAAACGCTTCTATGGTCTCCGGGTCGTTTAAAATAGTTACATTTTTACGTTTTTTAAAAATAGACAATGAATTAACATCAGTTCGATGCTTATAATACATATCATGATTACCTGTTATAGCTATGATGTTAAAGTCTGATAAAATGTCGAGAATATCTGCAGATACTTGCAATGTGTTAACAGATATTTCGCTTCGATTGTGGTGCCAGTCACCGCAAAATATTATATCTTTAATTTTTTTCCGTTTACAATCATCTTTAAACCAATTAGCCCATTCAATAGCATAATTATGCCAGTCAGCACTATTTGAATGAACGCCGAGATGAAGATCTGAAAAAATAGCTACTCTAGGTTTATTAAGTCTAGTAATCATTCTCCTCGTCCGGAGGCTTTACATATACATGCCCATGAGTATTTTCCGGATCTGACATATATTCATCGTACATCTGCTCCTTATAACTTGTTATAGCAGCATGATGTTTTTTTTCTTTTTTAATACGATTTATAAACGCGTGATAAGCAATAGTGGTAAAATATGAGAAGGGATTTGAACCAGTATCAAAATTAAATTTTTTATTCTTTAAAGCAGAGTACATTTTAATTAAAGCATCACCAATCATATCATCTTTGTATGTATAATTGATAAATGAGGCATTGTAGCTTAATCCATATGCAATTTTTTTAATGTTTTCTGCTAAGTCGTCGGTTAAGTTATCAGTATCATAATATTTTTGTAATGATTCTCTAAAAACCTTAGGCTCTATATAATAGGGCTTTTTTTCCTTTTTTGACTTGGGTTTCTTTTTTTTCGTCGACATTTTTATGATTATAGTATGTTATTATTACTTTTCAATAATATTTGTTTCGGTAAACTTAATTTTTTCTTTTTCATAAATTTCTTTCCTTTTTTCACAATGTCTTATTCCGTATCTTAACCTATCACAAACATCAAATATAATTAATTTTGATTTTAAGTTATGTTTACGTAATCCTCGGCCAATTGATTGTACAGTTCGTATAAAAGACTTGCCACCAGACGCGAAAATAATGTTATGGAGATTTTTAATGTTAATTCCGGTGGAAAATATAGCACTCATAGCAACGCATATAACATTTGTGTTTTTCTCCATTATTTTCTTAATTGTATCACGTTCTTCGACATCAACCTCCCCTCTAATAAAGTAAATTCGTTTATTAGGTATTGTTTCCAAAAAATCCGTTAAATAGTGACCGTGTTTAAGATGATTAACTAGTATAAGAGTGTTATTCTCGAGTTTAGAACATAATTTAGTAATAAAATCATTTCTAAAATGACTTTCATATATGTAATCTAGCTCTTCTCTGTAGTAATTATCACTATTATATGGCGGTGGTATACGATAATCTAAATTTAAGATCTTAACGTTAACATTAGCGAGATAATCTTCTATTCTTAGTTCGTAACTTGTTTTCTCATATATAACTGGGCCCAGTTTTCCTATGATTGACCACTTATCCAGGTTATTTTCTGGTAATGTACCTGTAAATCCGTATTTGTTAGGTGTTCTTATCCTAGATACTATTTTACTAATCTTATTTGATGCCTTTATCTTATGACACTCATCAACAATAAGTAGATCTATGTGTTTTAACCAGTCATTCTGTTCAAAACGACTTTGAACAATGCCAATATTGCAAATTATAACATTTGCTGTGAGATCCGGCTTAGTTTTACCTGTCCACTTAGTTATTTTAAAGGTAGTACCACAATTTAAGAACTCATCATACGTTTGAGTCACTAATCCCAAGTCAGGTACAAGCACTATACACTTAAATGTGTCTTTATCACTACTATCTCTAAAGTAATTCTCAATTAATGCCGCGGTTGTAAAGGTTTTACCGGCTCCAGTACCTAAAACACATGTACCTCTACCTATTTTAAGTGCTTTATTAACAACATCTTCCTGATATTCTCTTAAATCAAAGGCAAAGTCCTTATAAAGGTCTATATCTTTACCTACTTTTAGTACCTTTTGAAGCTTATCACTAGTAGCTGACTCTTTTTTACCTAAAAACTTCTTTATCTCCCAATATAAACCTATTTCACATGCACCTGCGCTAGTAATAGCATATTTTCTAGGTGGTATGTACCGACCATACCGTCTACCATAGCGCGCTGCATCATTTACAATGCTAAAATGCTCTCTCACACGGTTAAACAGGTCTAGATCTTCTGTCTTTAATAGAAGTTTACGTGTAGATGGGTTGTAATCAAAAGTTAGCATTAATATTGCTCCATTTTGTTCATATCTATAACGTTTTTAATCTCCCAATGCATGTTACTAAGAATCTTTTCCACCTTTTCCAAATATTCTATAATAGTATCTTGTTCTTGTATACCTTTATTAAGTTTAACTACTGATTCATACCTCTCTGCAGCTGTTTCAGCAGATGTTTGATTAATACGAACAGGGGAATCTTCAATTACCTTCTTAACTAGATCCTTTTTAAGCTTTCGCTTTTCAGCAATAAGATCATTTCGCTTTATTTTAGCGTCTATTAGCCGCCCTACCCAAAAATGCTTACGAGCTGGGAGTTTTTGCTGTTGTTGTTTAAGGTTTAAATCATTGAGTACTAGATCTTCTCCGATTTCTTCCATGTACTTTTTTAGCAATTTCACAATATTATTATAAATATACTTATAATGGAATCAAGTGGTAGATTTGAACAGTTATTCTTTAAAGTGTTAAAAGAGAGCAATACCTCGGGGCCAGGTGGCGCTCTTGGAACAGGAAGTGGATATAATCCCAGTAAAGGTGAAATAGATTCATCAGATTGGTATGCTAATGATGATGCGAGAATAGCTAAATTATTAGGACAAGGTAAGGTTCAAACACGTAAAGGATCCACTGGTGGTAAAAAGAATAAAAAGAAGAAAACTGATGGTTTAGATGGGGTATATCTAACCGGTGAAGAAGATGAAGAAAAGCAAAAGGGTGTAGATGGTAAGGCTTGTTGGAAGGGGTACAGAAGAGTAGGTACTAAGAAAAAGGGTGGTAAGACTGTAGATAATTGTGTTAAGGTAGAAGATGAAGAGGCATATGATGAAGATGCAGAAAGGGTCGATAAGGATCGTATGAAGTGCAACAGTCCTCGTCGTACGTCGGGTGGTTCTAAGAAGTTTGTTGTTAAGGCTTGTAAAGATGGTAAAGAAAAGATTGTTCGTTATGGAGATCCAAATATGAAGATCAAAAAGAGCAATCCTAAGCGTAGAAAGTCATTCCGCGCACGTCATAAGTGTGATCAGAAGAAGGATAAGTTCTCTGCTGGTTACTGGAGTTGTAAGAAGTGGTAGATTTAGGTCATTGGGAGGGGGTCCTCGAAGAAAGCGTAGACCTACCTTATGGATTCATTTATAAGATAACAAATCTTACTAATGACAAGAAGTATATTGGTAAGAAACAGTGCCAGTCTGTTAAAAAACGACCACCATTGAAGGGCCGAAAAAATAAGCGTCACGAAACAGTAGAAACTGACTGGAAATCATACACTTCTTCATCAAATGAGCTTAATGAACACATAAGAATACTGGGTAAGGGTAATTTTAAGTTTGAAATCTTGAGATGGTGTAATTCTAAGTGGGAGTTGAGTTATCACGAAGGTAAGCTACAATTTGAAGAAGAAGTATTGTTAAAAGATGACTACTATAATGGAATCATCAACCTTAGAATCGGTAAACGACGGAACTAGTCATATATATGTGCCGAATATTCACAAAACTATCATTAATCTTAATTATTTCTTAGCTAAATCATTCAAAGAGTATAATTATCACCTTGTAGAGAATGATTTAAAGTTAAAACGCCATGATAAAAATAAGCTTGGTATACATTTTATTTTAAAACAAGTAATTGAGGCAGTTAATATTAATAAAGAACATAAAAAGCTGTTTTATTACAGGATGGACGAAAAATATCTGGAATATCAGCTTGTAAAGCGTATTTTTAACGTGTTACCAAGTGTAATTAAGTATGGAAAGGTGGTATTTGGACAGTTTATCGAAGAACAGGACTATGAAGTATGGAAAAGTCCTTCTCCTGCTAAGTTATCCTTCCAAAACTTTCGAAATTTTCTTAAGAGATATGATTTAAAGCATTTAGAAAAGGAGTTTCTTGCAGATGTAAATATAAAACTCTCATTACTTCCATAAATATATACATGAAGAAGTTTCTTGAGTTGGTAGAAGAAAACAATCCCGAAAAAGATATTGACGCCCTTACAGATGCTAAAAGATCGTTGGAGGGGCTTTTATTACAGAATAAAATTACGGCGGAAGCGAAGACATGGCGTGATATATTAACTGTAAAGCTACCGGATGGGCGAGTTGTTACGCTGGAGGTTAAAGATGTTCAACCCCCAGTTGAAGATCAAGAGGGTGATATATCGGCAGACGAGGCAATAATGGCGGCTGCAGCTATTGATCCGGAGGGGCCGGCTGGTAAGGCTGTCGCTGAGCGTCAGAAAAAAATAGATGCGTCTTTGCCGGAGTTTATAAAAGCTACTCAAAAAATAAAATGAAAAAAACTTTAAAATTATTAGAGCATTATATAAGTTTGCTCGAGCAAGATGCAGATGAGGTGGAGGAGGTAGAACAGGAAGTTGTTGAAGTTGAACAAGAGCCTCCCTCCCCGGGATTACAGGCACTCGGTGAATTAATAGCGGCTGCTTTTGTATATCCACCTACAGATGAAAATGCAAATCGAATCAGGGAAGTAGAATTAGCGTTATTAGGCACGCATAATCACGCGCCACCAATTAAAAATATTAAGCCTCGTTTTGTTATTAATAGTGTTGTTGACGAACTACCAGATGAGTTGCGGAAATTATATATGACTGTCGATAGAGGAGATGAACCATCAAAAGATATTTCAGCTGAGGATGAAATATATTTAGCACAGGTATTGGCTGATGCATATAGATACAAGCCTACAAATCAAGAGGGACTAGTAGCAAGTACTGTAAGTAAGGAATATGCTGATAAAGATACATGGGAAGTGATTGATACAATCCAAAGGCTTATACAGTTTTCTGATGAGCCTATTAAGGATGAGCTTGAAGATATACAATAAATAATATTATGGACTGGTCATTAGAAAAGATATATAGCCAACAAGTACGTGGTAAGATTCCGCCGCGTAGACATCTTCATGTGTTGGGTGAGGCCGAGGGGGATCAGCAAGCACTTACACGGGTTATAAGTAAAAAAACAGGTGATAAGGAGGAGGTACCTGTTACCGATACGGAGCAGGAAGCTGGTAAATACGATTTAGAGAGTACGCCTACATTAGTATTAACGAAACAAGATATAGAGCTATTTAATATGTTGGGACATGATGACCAACTTAAGGTAAAGAAATATATAGAGAGTCATGCTCTAAGAGAAATTGTCACTAATACTTTTGTGGGTAAAGAACCGGAGGTAAATTACGCTCTCCGACTTATTATGAGCTCTGATCTATCCGGAGATCAAATCGAAAACGTAATGCAGCTTATCAATGCAAATGAAGCTGTTGATGTTGATAAATTAAAGGCTCCGGGCAATAAAAAATGGAATGATATCTTCAAGCATGAAGACGTCTGGGAAATGTATAAGGACTTAATTGATGTCGGTTCAGGTAAAGAGCAAAAAGGACCAGGTGAGGTCGCTCTTACCTTCTTAGATGACCGTATTAAGCTTAGTACTAAAGGTGATATCGATATCGATGGAGAACTTTATGAGCTTAAGTTAAATGGTGGTCGTATTGCTGACCAACCTGCTCCTTCACAAAAACAGATGCAACCTATACTTCTTAAATATCTCGGAGAGTATGGTCGGTTAACACCTGGTAAAAAGACAATGAGTCTTGAGACATTTATTGATAGGGTCAATCAACATAAAGAGATAAATCAAAAAAATCCTGAAGTAGACGATGACCATTACAGAAACCTCGCTAGGGAAGTATTTTCAGCTATGCTTGATGAAGTACATGCTGCTCCTTTTGCGGAGTTATTTGCTAAAAATGTTATAAATGCAAAAGAAGCTGTAAACCTGTACAAAAAACAGAGCTTTGATTGGTATAAAAATACTAAGAAAGGAACAGACGGGGAATGGGATAAATTAATAGGTATTAATTTTAGAAAACCGGTTGGGGCTGGTTTTGTAGCAACTACCACTACTGGAGATGAATTTGCACGTTCAAATATGGTAAAGCCTCAAATACATATACTTAGATCCGGAGCTGGAACAAGAGAAGGCTATGTAAATTATTACCCAGTATCATAATATGAAAAATTTTAAACTATATTTCGAAGATTACACCTTGCTTACTGAGGCTAAGACACCAGGTCACATAGATCATCTTGAAGAACTGATTCTTCTTAGAGGTCAGGAGGGCTATGACGAGGCCAGGACAGCTTTAACCAACTTACTCAGTCACTTACAGGGAAAAAGTAAGAAAAAAATAGGTACTTCAGTAAAATGGGACGGGGCTCCTGCTATTATTGCTGGTAAAAACCCGAAAAATGGTAAGTTCTTTGTTGGTACTAAGTCTGTTTTTAATGTACCAGGTGGTCGTAAGGGGCCATTGATAAACTATACTGAAGCAGATATTACCCGTAACCATGGTGATGCCCCGGGATTGGCGAAGAAGCTTAAATTAGCTTTAAATTTACTCCCACAATTAGGAATAAAGGACGTATTATGGGGTGATTACATGTTTGCCCCAGGCGGTAAAAAAAGTAAGGGTATAATAGAGGATGAAGATATAGATGGTATACCTCACTACACATTTAAGCCAAATGAAATTAAATATGCTGTAGAAGTTGATTCAGAGCTTGGTAAAAAAATAGCTGAGAAAAGAAATGGTATAGGTATAGTATTCCATACACAATACCACGGTAAAAAGAATGATTTTCCACGGGAAGGTAACTGGGGCCCGATGAATGCCGGTATAGTTAACAAGTTTGCCGATGTACCGGATCTATGGGTTGATGATGCACGCTTTACGGATGACACTGGTGTGGTGACTTTAACTGAAGATGAAGCGAAGCAAGTTAAGGACATAATTAAGACTGCTGATTCTTTAAAGGTTAATTATAATGAATTACCGGATGATGAACTTAAGATTTACTTAAACAAGGAAGTGCAGAGCAGGGAGTTTATAAGGGATCCAGAAAATTCATATAGAAAATTTATTGATTGGTATTCGGAAAGAGAGAGAAAAAAATGGCAAAATGCAAAAGAGGCAACGCAGATAAAGCGTAATGAAGCTCTAGATGCGACTTTAGCTAACTTTGAATCGAACAAGGATGATTTTATCAATATGTTTAAAGTGAGTAGTTTATTGGCACAGGCAAAACAAATCTTTATTAACAAGTACAATAATGCTGTTTATAACACTAAACACTTTTTTGATGATGGAGACGGGGTGCTGAAGGTAACAAACCCTGAAGGTTATGTGGCTGTTAGTGATGATGGTAATGCTGTTAAGCTTGTCAATAGGCTAGACTTTAGTGCATCTAATTTTCAATCAGGTAAACCTAAGTCATGAAGATATTTAAAGAATATTTTGAAGATATGGAGACAAGAGTTGAGCGAATCGCTCTTCTCCCCGGTGGCTTTAAACCACCTACAAAGGGTCATTTTAATGCTTTAAGGTATTTGCTTAATGATGCTGATGGAGGTGCTGATCGAGGTATCGTTTTTATTGGTAGTGGAGTACGTGACGGTATTACACCTGAGCAATCAGAGAAGATATGGAACATATATGCAAAATATTTTCATAAGCCTGTTGAGATTGTAAGTGTACCAAACCCAGTAATAGCGACTTACAAATTTGCTGATAAAAATTTAGATAAAAAATTGTTGGTTGGAGCGGGGGGTCCTCGTGAAAGAGAAGACGGTACAAAAGATGAAGGTGACATTGAGCGTTACGAATACTTTGTAAAAAATGTTGATAAATATCCACTTGTTAATGTAGTTGAAATACCAAGTCAAGAGGAAGGCATGAGTGGAACTAACGTTCGAAAGGAAATTGAGAAAGATATTGAGCAGGGCTTGGAGTATTTTGTACCGAAGGAAATTATTACTTCAAAGGATGATATGCAAGCTATAGAAGAAATATTAACAAGAGGCAATTAAATAATTATATGAGAGACAAGAAGCGTAAAGAGAAAAAGCTATTAGAAGAAGCTTATTATACGGTTAATGAAAATTGTATGGGTCTGGAGCCTGAAGTAATGATTACACAAGAGCCTATACAAGCAGTTAATGTTGATATTGCTACTCTCGCGGCACAAGCAATTGCTGCTATAGCTGAATTAGCTACAGCTGCTGGTGCAAATCTTTCAGTAACTGTCGAAACTGAACAAGAAGACGAGTTACCGGTAGGTCAATTTAACACAGGATACGAAAACGTAGAGGAGACTTGACCTTTCTCTTAAATAGCAGTTGCTATGAAGAAATTTAAACAGTTTTTTGTTGAAAAGCAGGTATTAGGCCTCGTTGAGTTCTTTGACTTAGATGAGGTAGGTAAGATACCTGCTAAACTTGATTCAGGTAACGGTGCCTACAATGTCATAAACGGTCAAGACATTCAAATCCAAGGAGATAAGGTGTTTTTTAGGACGGAAAACGGTAAAACTCTCTTAAAGGACAAAAAAGGCGACATTGATATTAACTATGGTGAGGGTAGAATAACGACGAGACCTGTTGTAGAGTTTGATTTTAGGATTGGTAAAAAGGAATTTAAAGGAATTCCATTTAGTATTGCTGATAGATCAACAAATCTGTATAAAATACTTGTCGGTAAGGACTTTATTGAGAATCATCTTGATGCTCTTATAGATGTGAGCCAAGAAAACATCGCCGACAAGGATTTTGAAGCAGAATACTAGTACCAAGTAGGTCTCCAGCGCAATGTCCACGTAGCAAAGTCCTTATCATGCCGAATATACTCTCGATACTTGTCTACAGTAGATAATTCATCAAAATTCTCACGTTTTCTGCAGTCACAATCATCACTAATAGCTATAGCAAATGGAGTTAGCCCTATTTTTGATGTTAGAATGTTATGACTATTGTCTTTACACCATAAAATAAACTTTTCGGTAAAATGGTCGTTAGAATCAGGCCATCTATACATCCTTTCCCTAAACATCTCTAAAGTATGGTCGACTAACCACATAAAGTTATCTTTAGTTTCACGTGCCCATATAGAGCATTGATGTTTAAAGTAGCCTTTACCTCTTTTTCGTGGTTTTCCTGTAGAAGTCCTAGGTGTTGACGGGTGATTTAGCGTTTCTTGATCAAAAGCATGCGCTAACATAATAGCGCCTTCGATTTGCATCTTAGATCTTACATGTTGATCACATAAATTATGTGTCGACTTAATAGGATCCTCGTCAGTTACAAAAATATTCACACCTTATTGTAGTGACGTTCCTTTATTTTTGCCAATCATTTACGAATTGATAAAATTCACCTCTTGTAGCAACATCACCTAAGAAGTCTTCACTCAATCTACTGGTTTTCATTTCACAACCGTCATGTTTAATACCTCTAAGACAAGCGCAAGTGTGAGTAGCAGAGATCATAACAGCAACTCCTTTATTACCTTCACATATTTCATCGATAGCTTTATGAATTTGCATTGTAAGACCTTCTTGAATTTGTGGCCTTCTACCATAATGCTCAACAATACGGTTAAGCTTACTTAATCCAATAACTTTACCTTCCTTAGATGGAATATAAGCTACATGAGCTCTACCGGTAAATGGTAAGTGATGATGTGAGCAAAAAGACTTAACAGGAATACCACCTTGAAAGACCATTCCATCGTAACCGTCAGAAGGAAAAGCAGTTACATTAGGTAAATCATTATAACAACCAGCAGCTAAGTCATTTACAAAGGCTTTAGCTACCCGCTTCGGGGTATTACTACTATTAGGATCGTTTCGCCAGTCGATTCGGAGCGCGTCGAGATATTTTTCATAAGCTGCAGCTGCATCTTCAATTACTTTAAGTTTCTCTTCTTCTGTTAAAGGCATGTTGCCGTTTGCCGTTGGTAATTTTGTAATTTTGGTACGATCCATATAAGGTAATTATAGTTACAATATTTTATTTTCAAGACTAAATATTGTATATGGCGAGGTTATCACAAAGAGAACTATTAAATGAAGGGTTTGGATCCATGCTTAGAAAGGCCGCAGGAGTAGCAGCCGGTGTAGGTGGTGTTGTCGCGCCTGAAATTAAACAAGAGGTAAATAAATGGAAGGGCTGGGGTAAAGATATTAAGCAGGCAAAGGATAAATTTTTATCTAAAGATGATAAATTAGATAAATTTTTAAAAAGGGCAGGTTATATCAAAACCGGTGATATTAAAGGCAGTGGTAATACAAGAACAATCGAAGTTGCTGACCTTAATTTTGATAAATCAGACGGTCCGCCTAAACAAGGATATGTATACCCATCAGATCAACCATTAATTGTGCAATACAAGGATGGTAAGTGGGATATACTAAGAGCACCACGAAGACCATATGGCCAATCAAGAGACCAATATACAAATAATAGAGGAAGGGATCAACAAGGGCGCGTGAGCTCGTCGACTAATGAGATACCTTCACCTAAAGCTAAACCACACCCCCGAGATGTTGGATCTGCAGGTACTTTTGGACTAACACCACAAAAGAAGTTAGCCCGGCCTAGGAACCTTGCAGATAATTTTTCACAAAAATATCTGCTAAGGCAGTTGCATATGCTTCGAGGCTAATTAACTATCCGAGAGAGGGACGAGGGAATCTAATTAAAATCACCCACAGCAGTTGATTTTTGCATAATATCTACTAATATAATAACGTATGAGCGCTTACACTTCATCAAAACAATTCGAATTAGGATCAACAGCATTTCGTCAATGGAAAGCAGATCATAGTCATTGCAGATTTATCCATGGTTACCAACTCAAAACACAACTTACATTTGGTTGCCATTCTTTAGACGATAAAAACTGGTGTGTTGATTTTGGCGGTCTAGATATTCTTAAACAAACTCTAAGAAATCATTTTGATCATACATTAGTAGTTGCTGGTGATGATCCGGAATTGGATACATTTAAAAGTCTTAGTGAAAAGGGTATCATTCAACTTCGAATCATGACTGAAGGCGTTGGTGTAGAAAAGTTTGCAGAATATGTGTTTAAGACGGCTGACTCATTTGTTGATGAGGCTTCCGAAGGTCGTTGCTTTGTTGTAAAGGCAAAAGTAACAGAACATGAAGATAATTGGGCAGAATATACAAAAGAAGATAAAGAGGCTGCAGCTGATCATGAGTGCTGTCAAGCTGATACGACTGTTTCCGAAGAAGAAACAGCACCAGAGCCAGAGCCAGAGTCCAAGCCTAATATACCGCATCCACAAGCCGGTCGACAAGGAGCTTCTGTCGGGCCTAATGTAGATCGAGACACTAATTTTAGTGACCCCTTTAAAGGAACCTCTTGGGGTAATTAAGTACCAAGTACTTTACAAATAAATCTTAGTATTTTACTTCGAGCGATTTCAGTAGTACCAAAATCAAAGGTGTGTATATTAACTTCTTCACATTTTTTATCATTAAATTTGTTAAAAATATTTCTATAACCTGATAACTTAATATCAACCTGGTTACAGTCTCCACATACAACATATTTAGAATCTCTACCGAATCTAGTTAATATTGTTGTTAATTCACCAGAAGATAAATTTTGAGCTTCGTCGACGATTACTAAAGTTTTGTTAAAGGTTAAACCTCTAACAAAATTAACCGGTATTGCATCAATCATCCCCTTATGTTTAAGCATCATTGTAGTACCTTGATTAGTAATTTCAGTAACCTTTTCAAGTAGAGGTATAGCATAAGGAGAAAATTTATCATCTACCTCACCGGGTAGGGATCCTAAACTTTTCTCTGCAGATTCCACTATAGATCTTATGTAAACTAGTCTATCATATTGTTCATCCTTTAAGAGCTCTAGTCCAGCATATACAGCTATATATGTTTTCATGCTTCCTGCGGGACCATCAACAAAAGCTATCTTTGAATCTTTATGTTTTATACATCGATAAAACTCTTTATGTTTAGGGTTAAAATAAAAAGGCTTTTTAATATGAAAGTCTAAAAGCCAATTATCCTGTAATGATTCATCGAGGTTATCTACAGTAACCTCCCGACGCCTTCGGGCCGTTTTAGTACTCATGTATTATTATTTAGTTGAAAACTACCGTTATCAGCTATAATATGTTAATGGATTGCAATAAAGAAACTTTAATAGTATCTGATGATAAGGCATTTTATACACTAGAAGGTGAAGGTGAATATGTAGGCGAACCTTCTGTGTTTTTTAGATTGTCTATGTGTAACCTAACATGTCAAGGGTTTGCTTCAGAAGATTCGCCTTATGGATGTGATTCATATATTTCTTGGTCTGTTAAAAACAAAATGACTTTTAACGAAATATTTGAATTCATGAAAGAAAACAAATTTATTGAAAAGCTTAAAGCTAATGCAATTCTAAAAATAACAGGCGGTGAGCCTCTAATTCAACAAAAGCAATTACTAAAATTTATAGAAGCATTTATCGATAAGTATTCATTTTTTCCACGAATTGATTTTGAAACTAATGCTACATTAATGCCGGATAAGAGGTGGAAAGAAGAATATAGAGCTACATTTACCACATCACCAAAACTAACTACCAATGGGGATCCTGAAAAAAGATCTTATAAGCCTGAAGTACTAAAGTGGCATGCTGACAATGGATCCGGATTTAAGTTTGTTATTGCTACATCTGAAGACATAGAGGAAATTTGGCGCAAATATGTCGAAGATGATAAAGGTATTAATGTATCTTTAGAACGTATTTGGTTTATGCCTTGTTGTGGTAGTAGAAAAGAGCACGTTGACAGGGCAGTTGCAGTAGCAGAGTATGCTAAAGCTATGAATGTGAAGTTTTCACCTAGACTGCATCTATTAATTTGGGATATGGCATTAAAAGTTTGAAATGGATCAATTTGATATAGTTATTGCAGTAGGTCCAAATGATGTTGATTATGTACATAATCAAATTAAGTGTACCAAAAAAAATATTATTGGATATCGTAACATTTACCTTATTCCATATGATCCGACTTTTGAAGTAGAGGGTTGTACTACAGTTAAAGAAAGCGACTTTCCATTCTCTAAAGAAACAGTAGAACGATACCATGGTAAATTACAACGTAATGGTTGGTATTTACAACAATTACTAAAGCTTTACGCGGGCATTGTAATTCCAGGAATACTAGATAGATATCTGGTTATAGACAGCGATACATACTTTATAAAGCCAACATCCTTTATTACAGACGATAATAAGTGCTTATATTCCCATGGGCGCGATATACACGAGCCGTATTTTGACCATATGAGCAAGTTGCATAACTCTTTAAAGAGAGTCAATTATTCAGGTATATGTCACCATATGATGTTTGACTCAACATATATAAAAAAGCTGTTTGAGTTAGTTGAAAGTGATAATTGCCCGGGTATTTATCGTAAGGTCCATTCGAATGGGACACCAATGAGATTTTATGAAATATTTTTAGAGAGTGTTGATAAAGAAAACTTTACTTTATCTGGCGCTTCTGAATATGAACTATATTTTAATTATATGTTATTATATCATGCGGATAGTATTAATATTAGGTATTTACCAAACGTAGAGCCACAACTTAATCAACCCACAAATTTAGATCCACAGTGGAAGAAAAAAGCTCGGCTTAAACTTGGTGAAACTCTTGCAACTAATCCCCCACAGCAGTGGAAAGAACATAATTATATCTCTTGCCATTGGTATAACTAGTATCTATATATATTATGAGAATTGCATTTTCTGGAACCGGTAATAGTGGTAAAACAACTCTACTAAAAAGCTTTTTATATACTTGGAGCAGCTATACAACACCTGAAAAAACATATAGAGATGTTATTACAGAAGGTAAATTACAACACTCCTCTGAGACCACAACAGGTACCCAGGAAAAAATACTTAATTTTATGATTGATCAGCTTCAATTAAATGAAAAAGGTGAGCAAATAGCATATGATAGGTGCCCTCTTGACAATATTGCATATTCAATGTGGTGTCATGATAAAGGCATTGAGGGTTTTACTAAAAAGTTTGTGACCGAACAAATTGCTTTAATGAGAGAGTCTATGAGACATCTAGACATTATCTTTTTGTGCCGGTTTGATCCAAAACAATCTGTAGAAGAGGACGGATTTAGGGATACTAATGTAAATTTTATTAAAGAAGTGGACAACATTTTTAATTCACTATATAATCAATATGTACAAAATCCTGAAGCAGATATATTCTTTCCTGCAGGAGATACGCCTTGTGTTTTGCCATTACCAACTGATCAGCAACAACGGATCGATTTAATTGCAGAATATATTTCTCCGGAGGGTAATTTAATTGATGACGAAGAATCAATTTTAGATCCTAATAATTTAAATGAACTAGAAGCTCTTGTAAGGGAACAAAAAACCGCTCTAGAGGAAGAAGAGCGACAGAAAGAATTGCAAAAGAGGTTCGGTTTACCTCCCGGTGGATTTCCCGGTGTAACGTTATGAGTGAAAACATTGGTGTAGGAATTATTACTTGTGATCGACCTGATTTTTTTACAAAATGTAGGGATTCTATAGATCATAAATCATATAATCACATAGTTGTGGTAAATGATGGTAATGATGACGTGGTTAATCCTAGAGCACCGGTTATAAAAACCGGTGGTAGAGAGGGAGTAGGTAAAGGTAAAAATAAGATTTTAAAATACCTGTATGAAAAGGGGTGTGATTATATGTTTTTGTTAGAGGATGATATGATCATGTTAGATACCTCTGTTTTTGACAAATATATACAAGCACATAAAGCATCTGGTATACATCATTTTAATTACGGTCCTGGATCTCCATTTAATAGAAAGCAGACTATTCAAAACTTTGATCTTCATAACAGGCATGAGTTAGATCAACACTCTGAACCGAATCCACGGTTAATTATAGACTATAAAGATATAAAAATATCTTTATTTACACATACTGTTGCTATGTTTTCCTTTTTTACAAGAGAAGTAATAGATAGAACGGGATATTTAGATGAAGAATTTTATAATGCGTGGGAGCATGTAGATCATACGTATAGAATAATTAAAGAAGGCATGCACCCTCCATTTTGGTACTTTGCAGATATATATGACAGTCATAAGTATATGACTGAAGCCCCTGAGGCTATTGATAAATCTTCTATTGCTGGTGACTCTGAACAATGGAAAAAAAATGTATATGGGGGTAGAGAAATCTATAAACGAAAACACGGACATTATCCTAATGAGCCTCCATATACTTCCCAGGAACAAGTCCTACAAACCTTAAAACAAATTAAACATGATTATTCCAAATAGCTGTATATTTTATTTAGTAAACGATCAAGAAGTACATCTCCGTAGATTAGAGAGTAGCTTAAAGTGTCTTAACGATAATTTTTTAAAGGATTACCCATATCCAGTTGTTTTTGGCCATGAAGGTCTACCTGGATCTACAAAAGATAGAATTCGAAAAGTTGCCCCAACTAATCATTATTTTCATAAAGTAGATTTTTCTCTACCCGATTACAGTCAAGATATATTAGATAAAATACCAGAAAAGTTTAAAGGTCATTGGGATGAAAATGCATTCTTTTCAATGGGATATAGGCACATGTGCAGATTATTTTCTGGAGGGCTCTATAAGGATGAATTTTTTAATAATGTAAAGTATATAATGCGATTAGATTGTGACTCGTATATTACTGATAAAATTACACAAGACCCATTTAAAGTTATGGCAGATAAAGAAGCTTTCCCC